TGACCTATTAACTCGGTGTGATTAGCAAAGAATAAGCCGTCCTCTGGAAAACCACCTGTGGCGAAACCAAGAGCGCCCTTAAACCAATTCCAACCGTCTTTAACCCAATCTACTACTTGACCGAGCGCGTCGCCAAATTGATAACCGTCGTCCCAACGACCATTTTCGTTTCCCCCGCCGTATGTAGTAATTCTATCAACGGTTTCTCCACCCATTTTTTCATATATCCAATTAAGGACATCAAAAATAGGTTGTAAAATACTAATCACTTGACCGACGAAATCAAATAAACCTTTCGTCATATCACAAACAATGTCTAATGCTGGCGAAAGTATCCTGAATATCGCTTCAACGCCTTCAAACAAAGATGTAATAACAGGTTTCAAAATGTTTAGAATTGGAATAATAATGTTTAATACACCCTCAACCAATTTAACAAGTGGTGGTAAAATTAACCCTAAAATATCAACAATATTTTCAAGCACTTCTCCCACAATATCCATTAAGATATTTAAGATTTTTCTAATAGGTTCAATTAGTGGTAAAATCGCAGGTAAAATTGTTGGTAAAAGTTTTCCAATAATTCCAAACGGATATTCTTTTAAGAAACCAAAGACATCTCCAAGAAGCCCCCTTAATTGAGTTCCAAACTCTCCAAGTGCTTCATTTAATTCACTTTTTTCAACTTCGGCTTTTTCAAAGTTTCCGCCTTGTTCTTGCGGGTTAAGGATATTTAATTCATCAATTCCCAAAGCAGTTTTTTTAATTTTATTTAGACTTTCAGCATAATCTTCTGCGCCTTTAATTGCTTTGGTATAAGTATCTTTGCCAGCGATTATGCTAAACGCTTCGCTTAACTTATTAGCAACATTACTTAAACCGTCTAAAATAGACACTATAAATGGTTCAAGCATTTCAAAAAGTGGGGCTAATAGAGTTCCTAAACTATTTTTAAGATATGTAATAGAAGATTTAATGTTTGACATTGTTTTATTAAAATCTTCGTCAAACAACGCCATATTTTGAATACCCTCTTTAAGGGCTTGCGCGATTAACTGTAAAATGCGTCTAACGACACGATAGAACAGGACGCGCTTGAAAGCATTAACGAGTTTTCCAAACTTTGTTGCGCTTTTCTTTGAACTATCGCCAACTTGGTCGGTTTCTTTTCGTAATTTCTTAAAATAATCAATAATGGTTTGAATAACGCCTTTTGTTTGTTCTGCTTGCGCTGGGTCTATCCATTCTACTGTTTTAGACATTTCAATAGCGCCTTCTTCTTGAAGATAACTCGTATCATAAGAAGCAGGTGTTGTTTCCGCTGGTGTTAATGGCGCGTTCTTCAAAATACCCTTTGATAGGGCTTTGCTTTGTAATGCCTTAAAAGCACTTACAACATCTTTCAACCCTTGACTTACATTAGTAAAATCAATTTTTGAGATATTTTGTAAATGTTCTTCAAGCGTGGTAATTGTGCCTAAATCTAACTTATCGCTTACGAAAGTTTGAAGGGCGTCCAAGTTCTTGGTTAAAGACCTAATACCTTGATTTGCTTGTTTAGTATTAGTGCTAATAACAATTTCTAAACTATCTAATTGTGTTGTAGCCATAACTCTTAAACGCCCTTTCTTGAACTTTTGATAAGTTTTTCACGGAGTTGCCACAAACGATTTTGTCTTTCCGCTTCTTCTTTTTCCTTTATCTCATCAACCGATAAAGATAGAGGTTCTTTAAGATAATCAAGCGGTTTAGTCCCTCGTTTAGCAAAAGCGTGAAGCACAGGGGAAACATCGCAGAGGGCTATATAGTAGTAATAACCTTGTAGCCACATCTTTTCGTTTTCCATTTTTTGCCGTATTTCGTGGGCTTTAAGCGAATGTTTTGCGATGTCGGGTTCGTTATACCAAAAGTCATCGTAAGACACGCCTATCGCCATTAAATAAGGACAAATGTCGTTAAATGTTTCCTCTATTGATTTAGAGGGAGATGAAACTAAATCATCTCCCATTTGAAGTTTTTTGGTTCTTTGCTTGATTTTTGTCCGCTTAAAGACATCAATACATCGCTGTAAAGTTTAAGTAATGCTTGGATAAACTTTTCGCCACCGTCAATTTGCTCGGCAATAGCGTCAATTTCCTCATCGCTTAAACTTGGGTTGTGCATATAAAATGCCCCACGAATTAACAAGCAAATGTTGGAAAGAGGTTCTTCTTCAATTTTTTGAACATTGAAACCTTGCTTTTCCATTCTAACGAGTGCTGAACGATTGTAAGCGAGTTTGTATTGCTTGCCGTCCACCTCGTTCTTAATTAAGATACTACCCATTTGTAGTTCCTCCCTTTGAGTTTTTATTCAACGCCAGCAAAAGAGATTTCAGTTGTTGGTGTGATGATAATTGACATTTCGCGAACTTCGTTCACGCCTTTTCCAACGATAGAGCAGGAAACATAACCTTTGAAAGTAAACTTTCCGTCGTGTCCGTCAGGTGTGTCAAGTGCAGAAGCACCGAAATAAACCGCGAGGTCTTTTTCAACGCCAGCATAACCCACAATTTGCGAAAATGCGCTTTCGCTATAATTGGCTGTGAATGTAAGTTGTTCGCCACTTTTAAGACCTTCAATGAATGTTCTTTGACGGTTGCTTAATGTTGTGGTTTCTAATGGTTCAGGTGCGCCGATTAAGTCAGGATAATCTTTAATATCACATAATTTGGAATAAGAGATTGTTCCGCTTCCGCTACCCACCATTAAGAAGGTATCAATTGTTGATGTTGGTGCAGATGATAAAGCCATTTTGCTTACCTCCTTGCCGACCACCGCTTCATAACGAGCGACAATGCGGTAAAGAGTTTCATTTTGGTCTTGCATTGGGACACGCGTAATACGAATGAACCCAATACTTTTCATAAAGTCATCAGCGACCCCTAATAACTCGGTTGCCTTACTCTTTTTGGTATCGCCTTTGGCATATACATTTACTTCGTAGGTAATGTGAGCAAAGTTTTCAATATCTCCGCTATCAATACCGTTCTCATAAACACTATCGCCAATCATCTCAATACTCACAAATGGGTAAGAACTTGGTGCGTTTACATAAACGCTTGATGTTTTCACGCTACTATCAGCATTTTTCAGTTCGGTAGTAATGCGTGTATAGATTTCATTTGAATTGTCAATCATTTAACATTTAACCTCCCGCTTCCTAACTTGCTAATAGCAGTATTTCTCGCACGCCACAGCCCACGAACAGGTCTTGTTCCTTCCGTCCAAACGACATCATTTCTAATGTCGCCGTTCTTCTTGTGAACTTGACTTTCTTTTGAACCATAGCGTCCGTTTCTCATAGGACGAACCCAAAATAGATTTTGTCCTTGACCTTTGCCGTATGTTCCTAATGGAACGATACCAGCAGGTCTTTGTATAGTTTCTTCCATACCGCCGTTTTTGAAACCGCGTGCGGAATATACAATAGTGCGTGTGTGTCCCTTAACGCGAAATGTCGCGCCACTTGAACTAACTCGCGAATGTTCGCCAACCAATATATCTTTTTCCGTGAAGGAATTGTTTATACCAGCGCCGAACTCTGCGAACAATACCTGCTCGCCAACACATTTAACCCTTGCCTTATTCTTTCCAACGGTTCTTTCAACCCATACATAAGGGTTATCGCCACTAATATCAATTAGAGCGTCGTTGAAGTTCTTTTGGGCATTAACCTCAATTTCTCTACTAAACGCGTCCAAGACCTTCGGCACAGTTGCCTCAATATCCGCTTGGATACTTTTAATAATATCGGTTGGTTTAATGTTCCATTTGGCTTTCACGGTTATTTGTTCCTAACTTTTTTTAGCAATACAACTACTTCGTTTAAGGTGTCTTTAATGCGTTTGACACGATAATCGTATAAAGGTTGTAAGTTGTCGTCATATTCAGGTGCTTTATCAATGAAGAACACGGTATTTTCATCAAAGCCATACTTTTCAAGTTCATACTTTGTTAGAACGAATGATTTGTCGTATTCAACGGCAACACCGTTGCTATCAATATAAGAAGAACCTGTCGCACCGCTTAAATGTGTAGCGAACTCAATTTCGTTCCCATAAACGACTTTGGTTTCGCCTGTTTCATAACCGTCTTTATCAACGATACTTTCTTCGCCTGCGTAATTAAGAGCAACATACTTTCTTTGATTGATTTTCAAGTTTCTCATAACGCACTCGCATAAGGCACAACATCATACATAATTTCTTCTTTGCTTCGCCAAGTTCGGCTAACTCCGTTTTCGTTATGTGATTTTTGACCTTCCGCGCCTCTTTCGTTAAATAGCACGATTGCTAATTCAATTTGTAGTTGTTCGTAATGTGGTTCAACTTCCGTTAGTGGTTGATAACCATACGGAAATCGCTTGTTAAGGATAAGTTGTTTCGCTTGACGGAGGTAAACACTTAAAACTTTTGGTGGATAATCTTCGCCAAGCATAACTTGTATTTGCTCAATTTTCTCATCATTAGTCATTGTGCCTACCTCCATTAAACTAATTCTCTAAAATTAGAGAGTGTAATCAATTGCGCAGAATGGGATATTCTTTGCTGGAATTGAATGACCTTGACCGTCGTGGACGACTTCCCAAGAACCAGCGGTTTCAAGTAAAGCGTTGGTAATCTTGTTTGTAGAAGCAATTGCGCTTGCTTTGAAGGAAACGCCCTCTGGTGCGAGGTAAATGCTATGACGGGAAACGAGTGATGTTTGTCCGCCATTGACTTTTGCCTGTCTTTCCATTTCAACAGGAACTAAAACAGGTAATTCGCCTCTTGCGAAAGCGCGTTGTCCTAAAATGTAAGTGCGGTATGTGTGCTTGCTATCTTCTGCGTCAGCAACAGGGCAAGCGTCATTAACCACGACTAAACGACCATTCCAAGTGGCAAGGTCGCTTTGGCGTTGCATACCGTTAGCGTCGTTGTAGAGCATATAAGAAATGGCTTGTGCCTTTTCAAGTTCTTTTGCGACGACGGAGTGCATAAAGACAACTTTGAATAATTCAGCGTTGTCGCCACCGATACCGCGAACTGCGTCAATGATGTCAGTTGAAGAAACGGAAGATTTGGAAATCACGCTACCAGCGAGAGCAGAACCGAAGATACCTTTAAGAATTGATAAAAGTTTCTTTTGGTCTTGTTTTTGCCAATAGTGTGCGACTTGTTCCGCAACAACGAACATAAAGTCTTTTCCTGTAATGGAATATGTGAAGTCTTTTTCAGTAAAAGATTTTCCCATATGAAGGGCAACGATACCTTGTGAATATGTGCCGAGTGAACCGTCATCAATGTTAGTTGCACCGTCTAAATCAACAGCGTCGCCTTCTAAAAGACCTGTGATTGGGCGCACGGCATAGTTTCCGCCAACTTGGGCTGGGAACTTCGCCACGATTTCTTCATCTTCATAGAAAACGCCCGCTTCAATGAGTGAAGTTTTGATTGGGTCGGCAACGCTTCTTGTATAAGCAAGGAACACTTCGCCATTCCAATTTTTCAAATCAAATTGTTTCATTGTAAATGTCCTCCCATAATGATTTGATAAGTTTTAAGAGAACTATTAACTAATCAATGCTTGATAGGTGGCTGGGTCAGTTTCTTTTAGTTTGGACATTTCTTCCATACTAATCTTACCCGCCTTAAAGTCCTCTTTCGTCCAAGCAGAGCCACCTTTACCAGCCCCGCTTGGCGCAGGGTTATTAGACATAAGTTGCTTTTTAAGTGCTTCATCGTGAGATTTTAGGAATTGAGAGTGATATTCACTAACATCTTTTCCTTCAATTTCGCCTTCTGCGACTTTTCTCGCAAGTTCATCTTCATAACCTAATTTGGTGTATTTAGCGACTTTTTCACTAATAGATTTCTCTTTTTTGAGAGAGGCGATTTCGTTTTCCAATGCGGACAAATGGGCTTTTGCCTTTTCCTCATCGGTCATCTTGTCGGCTTTCTCTTTTTTTAGTGTTGAGATTTCGCTTGAATACTTATCAACCAAGCCCTTGTTTTTAATGGCTTCGCTTTCAAACTTTGATTTTTCGGCTGTCAATTCGCCTTGTTTCTTTGAAATTGCCTCAAAAACTTGGTCGTCGGTCATACCTTCTTCGTAGGTAATACCTAATTTCTCAATTTGTTCTTTTGTCATAACCTTTTTTATGACCTCCCTTGCATTTTTATACTTGTTCTTTCAAGTATGGCGCGTTTAATTTGTTAATCGGTTTTCTCTAACCGATGTATTTACAAGTTAGACTAAACTCTAACTCAATTACCTGTTTCATTTTTGGATAAGCATTTGCGTTTGATTTCAACAATCACAACCTTATCTCTCTCGCGTTTAACTTCCACTTGATTACCGCGATTTAGCACTTCGCACATTTCCACAATCATTGGAAGCGAGAAATCACTCATTTTTACCATTTGGAATGTTCTCGCTTTCCGCTTTTAACTTCTCATAGTATTCGTTGCTTACCGTGTATGCTTCTTCGCTATCCGTGAATAAGCCACAAACTTGGAACGCCAATTGTGGCGCAACCTTG